TAAAGGATAATTTGCTTCGTAACGGGGTAAATTTAGCCTTCGAGACGAGCCTACTTTATCTAGATGTTGTTGACAGCCGCGTGGGCATTAATACAGCATTGCCCGCTTACGACCTGGATGTTAATGGTACAACACGCTCTACAAATTTATACGCAACTACACAAGCTCAGTTAGGAACTTTTACTATTAATGGAAACACTATTAGTAGTTCTAACAGCACAATTAATCTAACACCAAACGGATCTAATGCTACAGTTTTGTCAGCACTAGTTAATGTTGGCAATTTAAGTCTAACTGGAAATATTTTAAGTAGCACCAATACAAACGGTAATATTACCTTACAAGCTAATGGTACTGGTGCTATTAATTTAAATTCAAATGTATTAATTACTGGTAACTTACATGCTACTGGAACTATTACTGCCGATGGTAATATTCAACTTGGTGCCGCAACTAGCGACACAATTACATTTACAGGCGAAGTAAACAGTAATATTTTGCCTAGTGTTACTAACACTTATAATTTAGGTTCTAGCAGTTTACAATGGAACAATATTTGGGTTCAAACTGCTAATGCTACGAACTTTAACGTAACTAATTTTACAACTCCTAGCTTGTCTACAACTGGTAGTCCTAACTTAACAATTAGCGGAAATACCATTGCCAGCTCAGGAACAAACGCAGATATTAATTTTACTACAACTGGAACAGGCGGTGTTGTATTTGGTAATTTTAGATTCTATAACAACGCAATTACTAATACTGTAGCTAACAGCATTACACAATTTACAGAACCAACTTATAGTTTTTCAGCTTATATAGCACCTGCAGGAATTCCAGCTACCTTAGTAACTGGTGTTATTTCAGGAACTACACTAACTTTTGCATCTAGCTCAGGAGCAACTGTTGCCGCTGGTATGTTGTTAAGTGGTGGAACAGTAGCCGCTGGTACTTATATTGTTAGCGGATCAGGACTAAGCTGGACAGTTAATCAAAGTCAAACTGCTACTGTCACAACTGCTACTAGCATTATTATGACAGTTACTTCAGTTGTGTCAGGTACGCTAACTAAAGGCGTATATATAACAAGTGGTACTACGACAAATACAGTAATTACCGCGGCTTTAGACACTAATTCTGCATTAACAGGCGGTGGTGGAATTGGTACTTATTTGGTAAGTATTAGCCAAACAGTGGGTAGTTCTGGAAGTCCAGTAGCAATGACTGGAGTTGGTGCAGGCTATGTTAAAATTGCAGGAACATATGGATTAGTAATTCCAGTAGGAAATACAGCGGCTCGTCCAGCTATTGCATACGAAGAAGCTGGTATGATTCGTTTTAATACTGATTTAGGACTAGTTGAAGTATACAATGGAACAACATGGACTAGTGTTGCAGGTACTAGTGTTGGTGTAACTAGCGCCACAGCACAAGATATTGGTGTGGAAACAGCACTTGCTTTAGGATAAAATAATGTCAACAGTATTTAAAAATAAATTAGCTAACAATTTAGGAACAAGTCCTACAACTGTATTAACAACTAATGCTAGTGCTACTACAACTGTAATTGGTCTCAGCTTTACTAATGTTACATCGAGTATTATTTTAATCAGCGTACAACTTCAAGATACTGTAGCAAGTACTACTGCATACTTTGTACAAAACGTTGTAGTACCACCAAATACCAGTGTAAGATTAATCAATGGTGGCGAAAGATTGGTATTAGGATCTAGTACTAATGTAATTGTTACATCTAATACCGCTTCAAGTATTGATATGGTTTTAAGCTACGTTGAAATAAGTTAAGGATAATATTATGACATATTATGTTGGTAACGAATATAATTTAAATGATTTGTTAGGAGAAGGTAATCCTAGATACTTTTACGGACTTCAACGTCAGGATGATGGCACACTTTACTTTTATAAAGTTGATCAGCTAGCAAGTTCTGCATCTATACAAATAAATGTGCCAGGTTCAAGTGCTAATAACTTTGAAAATTTTGAATATGGAGTTGATTATTTTGATGGGCGTAGTGCAACAACTCATACAAGACCTTATCCAAATTTAATATTTGATCAATATCGTTGGGACAATAAAAATTGTTATTATTACATAGACAGCCAAGGCGAACTTGTAGTAAGAATTAATCAAGCATACATATATAGTGGTTTACAAACAATTTCTTCAAATTAATGGGAATATAACATGGCAGCAGAATTCAAAATTGGTAGATTACGTTTTACATGGCAAGGGCCATGGCAACCTAATACTACCTATATAAAAGATGCAATCGTAAGTTACCAAGGCAAGACCTACGTTTGTTTAATTGCTAACACAAGTGATGCAACAAATTTTTACAACGATTTAAATTATATAACTGGTTCAGGAGCAAGTACTCCTTACTGGAATTTAATTATTGACGGTAAAACTTTTACCGGCCAATGGTCTACGGGTACAGCTTATAGTCTAGGTAATATTGCAATCTTTGGCGGACAAATTTACTACTGTACTACTCAGCATACCAGTACAACTTTTGCCAGTCAATCAACTTATTGGGCCTTATACACACAATTTCCAAACTGGCATATCACTTGGACAACTAACACTTCCTATGGCATAGGCGACGTAGTCAAGTACGGAGGTATTGTTTATTCTTGTATTGCTAATCATACAAGTGCGGCAACTACTGCATTAGGATTGGAAAGTAATCAAGCCGCTTGGAAGGTATTTTATAGCGGTATAAACTATACCGGAATATGGATTGCAACCACGAGATACAAATTAAATGATCTTGCAAAACTAGGCGATAACATTTATCAATGCACTACATACAACTCTGATAGTGTATTTGTTCCAGCAAATTGGTCTTTGTGGTTACCAGGGTTGGAATACGCTCCCAGCAATCCTTGGGTAACAAATTCAAATTATCAGTTAGGTGATACTATTGAATATGGAGGTTACACCTATATTAGTAAAATAACCAATAATCTTGGAAATATTCCTAGTACTAGTCCAAGTGCTTGGTCACTATTTACTCAAGGATTTGCATTTTTAGGTGAATGGTCGGCGGCAACTAATTATATAGTTGGAGACATTGTTCGTAGACACGGCAGATTATATTCTACTAACACAAATCATATTAGCCAAGATCCTTCGGCATTAAATTTATCATCGACTTACATTCCTAATGGAAGTTCTGGTACAACTTTAATAGTAGGTAGTGTAGCAGGAATTACACCTGGAATGAATGTACTTGGGCCGGGATTTACTCAAGGTCAGACAGTATCATCGGCTGGGACTACCAATGCACAATTTACAGGAACATTTAGTGTAACAGGTACTACATTGACAGTGAGTGGAGTAACTGGAACTATTGTACCTGGGATGGTCTTAAGCGGCGGCACTATTGGTCCGGGGACTTATATTGTTAGCGGTGCAGGACTAACTTGGACTGTCAGCAGTAGTCAAGCGGCAAATACTACTTGTACAACCGGCACTTTAAATACGGTCATTTTAAGTAGTCCACCCGACTCAACAGCGACATTAACTACCGGCCAGGGTATAAATTTTATTGGTGTAAATTATGTTTATTGGAATTTGCTAATTCCGGGAACATACTGGACTAAAACATGGGTATCTACTACATATTATACGGTAGGAGATATAGCTGTTTGGCAAAATGGAACTTATATTTGTGTACAAGGGCATACTGCTAATTCTTCTAATAGACCTGATCTTGACACAAATAATTTATATTGGGTATTTTATGTAACACATGCTAGAAAGAATGCAATGAACACGTCGGGTGATTTAGAATATTATTCTAGTTCTACTTCTAGCTATACTTCACTACCAATATCTGGAACCCAAGGCCAGGTACAAAATTCTTATGTATTAAGAAGTACAAATAATATACCAAGTTGGACTAAAATTAATTCTGTTCCAAACGTATACTATGTATGTTCATCTACTGGTCAAAATATTGCAACCTATGGTTCAACATGGGATCAGCCTTGGAGAACTATAGCTTATGCATGTAATTTTATAGCTAACGGAACACAAAATCCTAATACAGTAGCACTAATACAAGCAAACAAAGCGTGGATGCTTGCAGAAATGATACAATGGACTAATTATCAAATTAATACTCCGGCGGCATCTTATAATTATTTGTATTCAGGTTACAGTTTGAATACTACAAAAGCTACTCGAGATGCAGGATTTATCATCGATGCAATAGCTTACGATTTAGGTAGAGGCGGGAATAGTCAAACTGTTGCAGCCGCCCAATCGTTTTTTGCGTTTGGCCAAAATAATATATTTTATAGTTCTGTAGTTGCTGCCGATGTTCCTTATTATTTGCCAATGTTAAATTATCTAACAACATTGCTAAATTTTGCTATTACACAAACCAACACTACTAACTATCAAATAACTAATCAAGTAACTCCGGTTATTAATCAAACAACCGGATTGTTAGCGGCAGAATCTGCAGGAGCAACATCTGCGTCGACATTAATAAGTTACGTAACAACTGCATTATCGACCCAAAGTACATATAGTTTACCTCCTACAAATACAGGTATTAGTATTACTATATTTGTTAAAACTGGAACATATTCAGAAACATTGCCAATATCTGTGCCAGAAAATGTAGCTATTGTAGGAGATGAATTGCGTGGAGTAATTGTGCAACCTGCAATTAGTATAGTAACTACAGCTACGGCTAGTAATTCTTCTACAAATTTATTTACAGTTTCTAATATTAGCGCACTGACAGATCAAATGCCAGTAATGTTTGCCGCATCAAATATACTAAATGTTATAGGAACTACTTATGTAGGATTTGGCGGAATAACTACAGGCCAAAAATACTATGCAGTTGGTAGTACTATAAACACTACAACAAATCAATTTGCTATTACTAGCTCTACAGGCACATACACTTATGTTACTGCTACAAATACTTCAAGTAGTGGAGTGAACGCTACTTTTACAGTTAGCCCTGCAAGTACAGGTACATATAATGTTTCAGCAAGTTACGCAGGCAGTGGCTATGCAGTTAGTGATACATTAAAAATTCTCGGAGGTAATGTCGGTGCAACAACTTTTGCGGCAACATCGCTAGTTCAAGGAACAGTCTATACAATTTTAACAGTTGGTACTACAACTTTTACAGCAGCCGGAGCAAGTTCTAATACAGTTGGGACATCCTTTACTTATAATGGAACTACATTAACTGGTACAGGAACTGTAAATTTATCAGTAAATGATATTAATATAACAGTTACAGGTATTACAGCTGGCGGAATAACATCTGTTAGCAGTACTGGATCAACTATAGTACCTTTAACAAGTTTCTCTGGCGGTAATATGACTGTATATGCAGGAGATAGTTTAAAAGATATGTTCCGACTACGCAATGGAACTGGCCTTCGCAATATGACTTTGACTGGTTTAGTAGGAACTTTAGGAGCAATTGATAGCTATCTTATACAAAGACCAACAGGCGGAAGCTATGCCTGTTTAGATCCAGGTACAAATCCTAATGACACTACTGCCTGGATCTTCCGACGTAGCCCATATGTACAAAACGTTACAGCTTTTGGTAATGGATGTACTGCTCTTAAAATTGACGGAACACTACACAACGGCGGAAACAAATCCATCGTATGTAACGATTTTACACACATTGTTAACGACGGTATCGGTATTTGGTGTACTGGCCCTGGCGCATTAACTGAAGCAGTATCAGTGTTTTCATATTACGGATATTCCGGCTATATGGCAGAAGCTGGCGGACGTATTCGTGCTACTAACGGTAACAGTTCATACGGTGTGTACGGCGTTATTGCAACAGGTTACGATATAACTGAAATCCCAGCAACAGGTAGTATATTCAACCAAAGCTCACAGGTACAGGCAACAGTACAGAGTTCATTTGGATCTTCAGCACAATTATTAAGATTAAGTTACTCAAATGCTGGTTCAGCATATTATACACCAACTACAAATTGGTTAAACTATAGTAACAATTTCCTTGGATCAAACTGGACCAGTGATGGCAACCTAGTGTTCAGTAAAAATACTATAGCACTGACTGGTAATGTAGAAGCATGGACATTGCAAGGATTAACTTCAGGGCCTGACGGTAGCTATGTTTATCAAAATATACCAATTCCTGCCGCCGGAGCAACATACACAAACGTTAGTGCGGTTAATGTTAGCGGTTCTGGAATTGGTGCAACATTTAATATTACTGTAACTAGCACCAATTATACTGTTGTAGTTAATGCTGGCGGTAGCGGTTATGTTAGCGGAAACCAGATGTTCATCGCTGGCGGCCAACTTGGCGGAGTTAATAGTGTTAACGATTGTATTATTACAGTAGGATCTACCGGAGCTCTTGCAACAATTTTAACAGTAACTAGTACAGGAACAGTACCGGCTAATAGTGCATTAAATTATACTCTTAGTTTGTATGTCAAACAGGGAAATGCAACAAGCATAGATTTGTACGGAATATTTAACGGCTCCAACTCAGTTACTAGCAGTATTAATTTTAATTTTATTACTGGAGTTGTTACACCTCGTAATAGTGCAATATCTGGATCTAGTGCAGGATTATTGCCAATCAATTACGGAGCCATAAATCAAACAGTATCAACAACTGGTAATACTACAGGTTGGTATAGAATATGGCTATCAGTTAACGATACTACAGGTTTAAATACTAATTTACAATTTAGAATATATCCAAAAGGATATAACGGCACAGCAGGGCAATATAGTTATATATACGGGTCTCAAGTTGAATTATCATCAGCTAGTTACACACCTAACTTTTATCTTGAAGTAGCTTCTACATCAAAATATACAGCCTATGCTAATTTAAATATTTCTGGATCGGGCACTGGTGTAGTTACTATTGCAGATGAAATTAGAAGTGCAAGTGTATTTCAAACTCGTGTAGCTACCGATTCAAACGGTACTACAGGAGGCGCAGGATACTTAACTGCAAGTAATAATGCACAATCTGGCTCAGCACAATTTGTACAATTATCAGTTGCTGATACTAACACTAACGCAAACTATACCGGCATGCGAGTGTTTATTCAAAGTGGTACTGGTGCTGGGCAATATGGATATATTAGTTATTTTGATAGTCGCACAACTGGCGGCACTCCAAAATATGCATGGGTTTTAAAAGAATCATTTACTAGTTTGCAAATTGCAAGTACTAATCAAGGTACAGGATTTTTTACTTTAGCAAATAGCAACGTTGGCACACTATATCTAAATCAGCCTGTACAATTTATTCCTACATATTACACAACTGTAGTTACTTCAACTAACTTGTCACAAACTACAGTAACAGCCGCACTTGGCGGTACTAGTAATTATTTTACAGTAGCAAGTACTTTAGGAATAACTGTAAATATGGGAATAACGTTTACTGCCGGTAGCGGAGCAATATTCAGTAACGTAATTGCAGGATATACATATTATGTTAGTGCAATATTAAGTTCAACAACAATTCAAATTAGCTCAAGTTATGCAGGAACAGTTTATCAATTAAACACTGTCTCTAGCGGCACTATGGTCTTGAATTTTATTGCTAATAATAATTATTTGCAAGCCAATACAACAAATATGGTTGTAAATTATCCTATTCAATATACCGGAATTACCCTTGGTGGCCTTACTGATAGTACTGTTTACTATATCAACGATATTATTGATTCTAATAATTTTACATTATCAACTACATTAGTAACTGTAACTGTAACAACAACATCATCTGGAACTAATTATTTAACAACTGGTTCTGGGACTACAACTGCTTCGTTAGTACAATTGAATCCTATAGTATTCACGAATACAATTTTTGATACTGTTGTAGACAGCCAAAAATATTATATTTCTAGTATTGTTAATTCAACACAATTTACAATAGCTAGTTCATTAATTGCTGTTAGCATGACTGCAACTGCTAATGCTACAAATTTGATTACTGTAACATCAACAGCAGGATTTGTTGTTAATCAGCCTATTAATTTTATTGGAACTACTTGGGAAATCAATATCCAATCAGGTGCTGTTTATTATATTCAGGCTATTAATAATATTACAACATTTACCATTAGTCAAACACCTGGCGGCGGCGCAGTTGTAATGAACGGTGGTTCTGGACAAATGTTAGCAAGAACATGCCCTGCTCCTTTCTCGCTTAATGGATCATCTGGATCTATGATAGGAACAAGTACTAACACTGTAAAAACATTAACATTAAGCCCATCAGGCAGCATGACGGCCACATTCTCTACTAGTTTGTTTGGTAACGTGACAATAGGTCAGACATATTATGTTCAATCAATTCCTTCTAGTACAGGTACTACATTTGCAGTATCTTTAAATCAAGGAACAGTATCAGGCACATCAACTTCAGCAACACCATTTGGAATCCTAACTAAAACAGGATCCATGAACGTAGCCTCGGTAGGGTGGGATCATATTAACCCAGGAACACCAATCCAATCGGTTCTTGATAATACTTCGGTATACTACATAGAACCAAGATTAACATACACAGCTCCTATCTTTAGCCAAACTAACTTTATCAGCGCAGTACAACTAACTGGTGGAACACTTTGGACTTCAATGGCCTATAGTAATAGAAGTAATTATTGGATTGCTTTTCCAAGTACAGGCCAAACTGCCGCAGGAAGTTCGGACGGCCAAACATGGACAAGTTTAGCATTGCCCCTGTCGCAGTCTTGGACTGGAATAGCATATGGAAACGGATATTGGATTGCTATAGCAAGCGGATCGCAGACTATAATAGTTAGTAAAGCAAACGGTTTAGGATGGAGGACTTCGTCTTTAACAAGTTCAACTACTTGGTCAAATATTGCATATGGAAATGGTGTATTTGTTGCAATAGCATCGGGTACAAGCACAGCGGCTTATAGCAACAATTATGGACAAACATGGACTTCATGCCAAACAGCAGTTACACTAACCGCAACTTCGTTCACAGTTAGTGCAGGAACAGCTACTATAGGATTTACTAACACAACAGGTATTGCACCATTTACAGTTGGATCTACTATTACCTTGTCTGGATTTAATCCTACAACAACCACTGGCCCAACAAATAATATTAACACAACATTTACCGTTGCAACTTGTACAACATCACAAGTTACATTTACGTTAACAGGTACATATTCATCAAGTATTTTAGGAACAGTTTTTGGAACACATGCAGGATTACCAACATCCTCTAACTGGTCAAGCATCACATACGGTAATGGATTATTTGTTGCAATAGCAAGCGGATCATCGGCGGCCGCATACAGTCTTAATGGACAAACATGGTACATTAGCACATTACCGTCATCTTCTAACTGGTCAAGTATTACATATGGACAACAGACTTTTGTTGCCGTTAGTAGTTCAAGCGGTGGTTCAGTTACTACTCCGGCGTATACGCAAAACGGTTACACATGGTATAGTAGTAATATTGCTGTGACATCTACTTCTGTGGTATACGGACAAGGGGTGTTTACCGCACTTAATTCTGGAAGTACTACAGCGTATACTTCTGAAGATTGTTTACAATGGAATATACAAGGTGTAGCAGGCTCTGCCTATGCTAATAATGTAGCATTTGGTTTTGGAACAAATAACTATGGTTTAATTGCAACACTGACTAGCACAAGTAGTGGTAGTATAATTAGTGCAGGTTGCAGAACTAAAGGCAGACCTTCGGTGACATCGGGTGTTATTACCAGTGTTAACGAGTGGGAACCAGGCTCTGGCTATGTTACATCAGCAGGAGCAACAACATATAATACACCTGCTGTTACGGTAACAGACCCGAATATTACAACAAACGTATTGTTTGTTCAACGATTAAGTCAGGGCGTGTTATCAAGCCCGACATTCAATAACAAAGGTAACGGTTACAATAGTAATTCAACTGTAATTTTAGTAACAGGTAGTGGATATGCTGATCAATATCAAACTGGATTAACTGTTATTTTAAATAATTTAACAAGATTGCCTAGCCCAGGCGATAACTTGACAATTACAGGGGTAAGTCAAATTTATAAAGTTACTAGTGCATACCCAGTATTTGGAACTATTGCTCCAAATTTAGAAGCAAATATTTCAGTTAGCCCTGCAATAATTCCTGCAAACTCAACCGCTAACGGCACAATAATTAGTATACGTACAAAATATAGCCAGGCAAGATTAACAAATCATGATTTCTTATACATCGGTTCGGGAGATTTAACTAATTCGTTGTACCCAGCAACAAGTTCTGCAAACTCTCAATCCAATAATCAAACAGTTGAAGCCAACTATGGTCGTGTATTCTATACATCAACAGATCAAGACGGTAACTTTAAGGTTGGCAGTTTGTTTGGAGTTCAACAAGCAACTGGAATTGTTACATTAAGTGCAAGCCAATTTGGAATATCTGGATTGAATAGTTTAAGTTTAGGGGGTATTAGTGTTGGTGGATCAGGTGTAATTATTACACAATTTAGCACCGATGGTACATTCAGTGCTAATAGCGATAGTGTGATAGCAACTCAAAAATCAATTAAAACATATTTAACAAGTCGTTTAAGTCAAGGCGGTTCTAATACGTTCACAGGACAATTAACAGCCGGCACAGTGGTAGTAGGTAGTCCAAATCTTATTAAATCTACTATACCTAACGGTACAACAGGTTCAAATGTAAAAATGACCAGTAAAGTATATTTTGGCCAAGTTTTAAATGCAGGTCCTGTTAACATCGGTGTTGACGGAAACTTAGCTGCCTTATACTTTTTTGCAAGAAATTCTTGGTATAAAACTGTTTAGTTTTAGTATAGATAAATAATATTAGAGGAAAGAAAATAAGATGGCTGAATATAAATTAGGTAGAATTAAACCAGTATATCAAGGAACTTGGACAGCTGGAAATTCATACGTTGTTGATGATATTGTTACAGTTGGCGGCAAAACATATATTTGTGTAATATCAAATACCGCATCTGTAGCGTTTGCTACTGATTTAAATGCTAATCCAACATTGTGGAATTTAATAGCAGACGGATCTACTTGGAGAGGTACATGGCAAAATAGTACTACCTTTAACGTTGGCGATTTATCCTTGTACGGAGGAGTAATATATCAATGTTTAACACCTCATACTAGTACAAGTGCAACAGCTTCTTTAACTGCAACAGGAATTACAGTTAGTGGTGGCACAGCTACTATCACATATTCTGCACAAATTGTTCAACCATTCTTAATTGGTTCAACAATTACCTTAGCTGGGTTCAGTCCTACTTCAACAAGCGGTACAGTTAATACAGTTAATACTACATTTACAGTAGTAACTTGTTCTACTACCCAACTAACATTTGCATTAACTGGAACATACACATCTGGTACACTTGGCACAGTATCTGGCCCAAGTCAATTAGGGTTAGAAAACAGTCAATACAATAATATTCCAAGTCCAGTAATTGGTGCTAACGGAACATTTACTTGCGCATCAACTACATTGAATGTAGGTATGGCAGTAGTTATTTCTGGAACTAACACCGGCGCTGGATCGGTAACAACTGGCACATACTATATTATTGCTACGAATGGATTAGGAACAGGCTTTACATTAAGTGCCACGCAAGGCGGCCCAGCAATAACAACTTCAGCAGGAACACCCGTTGGTCTAACATTTGTAATTGAGTATTGGGTTCCATATTCAAGCAACATCAACTGGCTAGGCGCTTGGACAATCAATACACGTTATAAATTAAACGATCTAATTAGTTACGGCGGATATACTTATATTTGTAATACTGCACATGTATCAGCAAATACAACTGCATTAGGACTTGAAAACGACCAGCTTAAATGGTCAACATTCAATGCTGGTATCTATTATCAAGGAGCCTGGAGTGGATCAAGTGTTCGATATCGCGCTAATGATGTTGTAACTTATGGCGCTAATCTTTACATTTGTACTACGCAACACACTTCATCAGCTACATTTGCATCAGCTAATTTTAGTTTATTTGTTTCAGGCTTTGAATACCTAAATACATGGTCAAATAGTTCGACTTATGTTCAAGGGGATGTAGTTAGCTATGGTGGATATACTTATGTTGCCTTACAGAATCATACCGGACAAACTCCTAGCACTGCTTCTACATATTGGCAACCATTTACAACCGGTTTAACTTTTGCCGGAGCATGGACAACAGCACCTTCTGGAATACAAACCGGACAAACTGGTTATAGAATTGGCGATGTTGTGACACTCGATGGTTATACATATCTTGCTCTTGCGGATAATGCTGTTCAAACACCAACTATTACAGCATCAACTACTGGCGTAGCAACTATGCCTAGTACTACTATTAGTCCAACTGGTGTGCTAACAATTAGTGGTACACCTACTGGACAAGCAGTTACTATTGGAATGTACCTAAGTGGCGGCGGCCTAACTACTAATACTTATTATATTACCGGTGGCAGTGGAACAGTATGGACTACCAATTATACCGGTACTCTTATTTCTAGTACAACTATCACAGGCACATTAAATACTCTTACTACAGCATCAACTGCTAATTTAATTGCCGGATTACCAATAACATTTGCATCTGGCATTTCAGTCACTGGGTTGGTTAGTTCAACACAATATTATGTCTTAACAGTTCCAACTGCAACCACTTTCACGGTTAGTACACTGCAATCAGGCGGAATACAAACAACAGTATCAACACAGACAGGATTAACTGTAACGGCTACAACTAATCCAAAACCTCCATTTGCATCATATTGGGGACAATTAACTTCTGGCATTAAGTGGACTCCTAGTTATAATACATACACTGGACTTTCAGCTACAAACATTGTAGGTACAGGATCTGGTGCAGTATTTACAGTGCTTGCAAAAAATACAACATACACCGTGACTGTGACTAGTCCAGGTAGCGGATATGCCGCAACTAACACTATGAAAATTCTAGGTACAAGCCTAGGAGGATTAAGTCCAGCAAATGATTTAACAATTACTGTTGCGTCAGTGACTACTGGAGCAATTAATACAATTACCTCAACAGGTATCAGTGTCACGTGGGCTACTAGCACAGCTTATGTGCTGGGGGATACTGTTTTATGGGGCGTAAGTACATATATTTGCGTATTAGCACACACTTCAGCAACCGGAAATCGTCCGGATAATGATACTGTTGGTACATATTGGAATTTAATGGCATCGGGTACAGAACAAGCTGTTCTTACTACGCAAGGTGATATGTTTTATTATGGTGCTAATGGTCCAACACGTTTGCCAATTGGTGCCGACGGCCAAGTTTTACGTGTAAACAATAATCAGCCTTCGTGGCAATATTATGGACAAATTAATAATCTTGTATATGTTGCTCCTACTGGATCAGATGTTACAACTCAAGGCCAAGGAACAACTATTGATAAACCTTGGCAAAGTATTCGTTACGCTTGTCAACAAGTTGAAGACGGTTATTTAAACCCTAATGCTAAATTTTTACTAACAGCTAGTAAAGAATTTATGATGAAGGAAGTTAACAATTATATCTATTATCAATATAGTGTTAACGTAACTGGTACATCAAGTACAACGATTACTGTTGGCGGCACAAGTACAGTTGCACAAATAACTACTGCAAACTTATATGTTGGTATGCCAATTGTATTCACAATAAGTTCTGGCAATATCGTTGCAGGCACAACATATTTTGTTGCTCAAGTACTATCAAGCACAACATTTACTATTGCTACAAGTTATGCAAATGCACTTGTTCCTACATTGTTTACAGTAGGTACTGGTAGTGCTAACGTTGGTACATATTCATATCTTGGTAGCAAGTCAGAACGTGATACCGGTTTAGTAATTCAAGGACTAATATTTGATATTACACACAACGGTACATATCAAACAACTACTAACGTTCAAGCGTTCTTTAACTCAACCGGCTCAACATTTGCTACTGGTGTTTATGCGTATGATGTAACAGCGTTCAATGGCGGATTAAATTATCTTGCAAATACATTAATTCCAAACGTATTAGCTAATACTGCACCCGGAACTAACTATCAATTGACATTGAATCCAGCAATCGCAACAACTGGTGCAAATGGTAACGGTACAACTGCTACTATTACCTACTCTGGTTCAGCATTCACTGTGGGTAGTTACATTGTAGTAGCCGGAGTTACACCAACAAGTTACAATGGTACTTGGCAAGTTACTGCAAGTAGTTCTGGAAGCGTAAGTTTCTTAAGTACAACTACAGGAGGACAAACTGTTGCAGGTACTGTTCAAACAGAAAAGGCTAAACAACAAATCAATACAAATTACACCGTTGAATCTGGTGTACTATCAAAAGCACAAACACTTGTCGGATATTTGACAAGTTGCTTATCAGCCGGTACAACTAATAACGTATTACCAGCTGTTATCAATCCAGCTACTACTATTAGTATTAAAACAGGTACATATAATGAAGTCCTTCCAATCAATGTTCCAGCTTACACAGCACTTGTTGGCGACGAACTTCGTTCAACAGTAGTACAACCATTTGCGGCAGACGTAACACTAGCTACTGTTGTTCCTAAAGCAGTAGTGGCTCTAAACAGAATTAAGACATTAATTCCAAACTTGATGAGCAATACTGCTATCACTCCGACAACTGGAAATACTACAGCGCAGGTAACAAGTTTGCCAGCGGCGTCAACTGGTAGTTCAACTGCTATTACTAATTTACAAACAAGTTTTAATATCATATATGAACTAGTCGCTACTGGATTGCATGGCACACCTGTGATTCAGATGCCACAACCAACAGGATACAGTACTGGTAGCATAACTAACATAGCCTATGCAACAACATCAGGTAGCAATCCAACTGGTACTACTACTGGTTATGCAACTGCATTTACACAAATCCAACAAAATTATAATTTCTTAATTACAGAAACTCTACAATATTTGGCTAACAACCCAGGAACATCTGGATTTACTACAAGTAATGCAACACAATACGGATTAGGTGTTCGTGATATTACTTACATTTTAGACAGCGTACTATATGATTTAACTTATGGTGGTAACACACAAAGTTTAATTGCAGGTGCGGCTTATTATTCGTTAAATATTTTACAAATTACTGCGGCACAAACAGCCGCGTATACAGCCGCACTAACTCGCTTAAGAGCGGCAATCATTACAGTTGCACGAGGAACAGGTTTTAGCCCAACATCAGGTAATAACGTTGTACAAGTCACAGTAGGCGGTGATGGTGGCGTAGCAGCCTCTAACTTTGCAGGCGATCGTATTCAGAACGTTATTAACTGGATCAACAATGCGGCAGCAGACGCACAAGTATTACCATACATTGGGGCTCAATCGGTTGCACTACAGACTGCATTTAACACAGTTACTGGTTTAATCAGCAATATTGCCAGTGATGCACAATATTGGGTTTACAAATATTATCAAAGTGTAACATACAGCAATCCAAACTTGATTAATCGAGATGCAACATTAATTGCAACATATACTGCATATGACATGGTGTTTGGATCAAACTTTAATGCTATCCAAATTGCTCGTGCATTTAATCGTGCTAACACAAGTGCTACAAACTTACGTTCATCAACTAGTGGAGAACTAGCTCCAACATTAGGTGCAATCAACTTCATGTATTATAAGATGAAGCAAATTGCGGCAAGTGGTGCAGTTGCACAAATTCAAACTACTATTGATGATTTAACCGGCTACTTACAAGGTGGTCCTGCGGCACCCCCACAAATTACATGGCCACAACAGGCATTACCACAAGCTACTTACACAAGCGTAACAGCTCTAAGCGTAACAGGCGGTGGTGACGGCACAGCGGCATTTACAATTACACGTTTATCAAATGGTAATGGATACTATTCATACACAGTAGTTCCAACAGTTGCTGGAGCCAGCTACACTACAAGTAGTAAATTACGTATTAGTGGGGCATCAATCGGCGGAACAAGCCCAACAAATGATATTACACTTAATGTAACACAAGTTAGTAGCGGCGGAGTGCAATATGTAACAGTTTCTGATCCAGGCACTGTAATTGGTATGCTAGAAGCAAACCGTGCATATTTGATTGCTGAAGCAGTAGCATACTTTACTACAAACTATAGTTCATTAACAAGTAATCCTAACTATAGTTTACCTAAAACACAGCGCGACATGGGTTATATTTTAGATGCTTTACACTATGATATGATTTACGGTGGTAACTGGGCAAGTCAAAATGCTGGTATGGCTTATTACTCAGCATTGTATGGTACACAGATATCATCAGGGTTTGGCACTGCGTTTGCGGCAACACTTAACTATATTGCTACATTATTAAATTCATATGTAATAACAGGCACTAGTTATGGTAGTTCATTACAAGCAACTGTGACTCAAGTATTGCCAACAACTAACATGGTTGCAGGATCATCACGTGATGCCGGTCGTATGCAAACACTAATGTTTGTTGTAATTGATATTGTTAACAACGGTTTAACAACTGGCGTTCCAACTGCAATTATTACTACAATTACAAGCGGTACAACATTTACAACTGGTACTTTGAGTAATACAATTACTAATACTAATGGAACTACAGTCACACTACAAACTGCCGCAAGTTATAACCAAGGTACTCCTATTTTAACCGGTGGTTCAATTACAACAACTTCGGGGTTAGCCGCAACTACTACATATTACGTTGCCGCAACTACAACAAGTTCAACAACAGTAACATTATCAACTTCGCTTGCTAACGTTTACGCTGGTACTGTAATTACGTTTACTGGTGGATCGACTGCTATTTCAAACGGTGCAGTAACCGTTGGCTCAGCCAACCACGGACTAAGTGCAGGCGACATGATTATTCCTCAGTCAACTGCTAACGGGTTGGTATCGACAATTATTGGTTCTACAGTTACTCCGTATTATGTTATTAGTACAGGGCTAACTTCAACACAGTTTCAATTGTCAAACAGCTATAACGGCACAGCAATTACTACATTTACTACTGGCAGTGGTTTAACACAAAGTATTCAAACTATCAACATGCCACAGCTAACAACAGCTAGTTCAACAGCCTTAGCCGCTTGGACAGCAGTAAGCGCAAGTGTTCCGACATATCAGTCTGGTTCAACTGCGACATTTACTGCTACAATTAATGGTACAACTACTATTAACGTTACAGCAGTGTCTTCTGGAACTATTGCATTAGGCATGGTATTAACTGCTACTGGTATTACCGGCGGCGCCACAATTACAGCATTTGGTACAGGTACTGGTAACACTGGTACCTATACAATAAGTGTTGCCGCTACTAGTGGTACTGTTGCTATACCTGTCACCGGTGTAGCGGTATCGGCGGTAAGTCAATCTAGTGTTGTAGGCTATATTAATACAAACTATACAGCATTTACTTATAATCAAAATTATACACAGCGTGATGTGTTTAATGTTACATTGGCTATATTCCTTGATACATTGTTAGGCAGTAACTTTGCCACTGTGCAAGCTGGCCGTGCTTATAATAGAACACAAGATTATCAACTACAAGGATATGAGTTAACTGTAACTACTGCGGCGTTGAATTATCTGCAAACGCTAGTGGCCACAACACTTTCAAATTCAACATATCTAGCTCAATTAACAGCTTCGACTAACAACCTTAATACAATTATTAGTTATTTAGGTACAAGTCAGTATGTTCAACCTCAAATGAATGGAACTATATCCTATAATAATACTTTAGGTATTATCGAAGGAGCCGAGATCTTACGTGCTAATATTCCGTTCTTGCAGTCTGAAGTTACAGCCTACTATGCATCTCTATACACTTATACTTTAAGTTCAACTACAACTGGTACAAATATAATTACAACTGGTTCGGCACATAGTTTAGTAGTAAACGACCCTGTACAATTTACTGCAACTACAGCTTCAACAACAGCAACCGCGGCCAATGCTAGTAATCAAATTACAGTTAATTCTATTACAGGCCTAGTACCAAACGGCACAGTAGTTTTTGGTACAGGATTTGGTAATATTCAAGCTGGAACAACTTATTGGGTATTAACAGCAACTTCTAATTATATAACAGTATCTAGTATTGGTCTTGGTGGAGCAATATTTACAACCGGTGTAGTAGCAAGTACTTCTAGTACCGTTTCATATACCGGATTTGTAAGTGGCGGCTTAACAGCTGGCACAACATATTATGTTGCAAGTGCGCCTAGTACAACTACATTTACAGTAACAACTATTGAAGGGTATACAAATATTAACACTGGTTCCACAGGAGCAACAGTACAACTTTCATCCGTAGCAACTCCAGCATTTACTGTAGCATATTATTATCCAGTAGCATTAACACAGAATGATATTCAATATTACTTAAATGCTATCATTTATGATTTACAATATACTGGTAACTATAGAAGTTTACGTTATGCACAAGTATTGTTAAATTCAATTAACGGTTCTGCAAAATCTAACATGTGGTTAGTACGTAATGCTTCTGGTATTCGTAATATGACTATGAACGGTTTAACTGGATATTTAGGAAATGCTAGTGTAACGTTTGGAACAAAACGACCAATAGGTGGTGCCTTCACAAGTTTAGATCCAGGATTTGGACCAAACGATAGCAATGCGTGGATCTATGGACGTAGCTGTTATGTACAGAACTGTACAATGTTTGGATATGCCGCATACGGTGCTAAAGTTGACGGTGCATTACACGCCGGCGGATACCACTCTATGGTATCTAACGATTACACATGCATTATTGGAGACGGTATTGGTTGGATGACCACTGGAGCCGGATCTTTATCAGAGCTAGTATCGGTTTTTAACTACTATAGCTATGCAGGTTATATGGCAGAGTTAGGCGGACGTATTCGTGCTACTAACGGTAACAGTTCATATGGTACATACGGTGTAGTAGCCGAAGGCGTTGACACAACCGAAGTTCCCTTATACGGAAATTTAAATAATCGTGCTAATCCTGCTCAGATTACTAACGTAGTAACAGATGCAGTAGGACAAGTTTATCGATTTGAATATGGAAACGCAGGTACAAACTATACTAGTGCCGTACCCACTATCAGTGGTTCAGGCTATAATTCCGCTGTATTCCAAGACGAATTCCGTGATGCAGGATTGTTTGAAACAAGGTTGATCGATCTTAACGATGGAAACGGTTACGGAGGAAGCAAATATATAACAGCTTCTAACTCTGCACAACCTAATACTACACCTTATCAAATTGTAATATCAGCAACTGACGGAGCACTATCTACCGCTTATCTGGGAATGCGTGTACAACTTACAGCAGGTACTGGAGTTGGACAATATGGAAATATTTTAAGTTATAATAATGGTAGCAAAACTGCTCTTGTAATTAAAGATAGTGTATCTTTACCATCGATAACTGCAACTACAAATGCTACTGCAACTTTATCAGCTTCAAGCATTGCAGTTACTACTGGTATATTAACAGTAGGCACTGTTTCAGGAACTATTGCAGTTGGTATGTTCTTAACTGGCGGCTCAATTGCCGCAGGTGTATATATTGTTTCAAATATCAGTGGATCTGGTGCTGGATCAACGTGGCAGACTAATACAACTGTTGCACAATCGAGCACAACAATTACTGCTACACAAAATACATTAACAGTATCTAGTACTGCAAATATGTATAATGGTATGCCAATTTATGTTGGCACTGCGATTGCAGGACTGACTGCGCTTGGGTTGTATTATATTCAAGGATTAACTACTTCAAATACATTTAGTTTAGCAACTGGTGCTACAATTACTGCTAGCAACGCTAATATTGTTTCTGTAACTACAACTACTGTAACTACTGTAACTATAACAGCGGCTTCAGTTGTTAATAATTTAATTACATCATCTAACTCTTTAACAGCTGGCCAAACTATATCTTTTGGTACAGCATTTAATGGCATTGATACTGGTACTTTATATTATGTTAATGCAACTAATTTATCACCTACATCATTTGCAGTGAGTACAACTCCATTTACTGGAACAACTGTAACTATTACAAGTTCAGCAACTGGACTAAGCATTACAGGTACAGTAGGAACAGCAATATATGCCGCAGGTTGGGATCATGTAATTTCTGGTTTTGTAAGTGCATCTTTTGGATCACCAACAACAACAGTAACATATTCTAATATTTTAGATCTAACTACAACTTATATTATTGAACCTCGTATTAGCTACAGTGCTCCTAGTTACTCGGCAACTTCTAGAACTGTTGTTAGTGCAGGATACGGTGCAGTTACTTACGGTAATAAGAATTTTGTAGCAACTAATACTAACGGTACAACAACACAGTTCTCAACAGACGGTAAGACCTGGCAAGCTGGTGGCGCATTGCCAAGCAGCCAAGTGTGGAATAACGTTATATACGGAGGCGGCCAAGGCGCAACAGCCACAGCAGTATTGGGCGGCTTTGGCGGATCTGGAGCAGTCTTAACTCCTGTTATTGTAAATCAACAAGTTACTAGTGTAATTATTACTAATGGTGGTTATAACTATACAACACCGCCAACTATTATATTTGTAGGTACTAGTGGTTCAGGTGCACAAGCAACATGTACAGTTCTTAACGGCGCAATTACTAGCGTAACTATGACAGTTAATGGTTCTGGATATATTTCAGCACCAAGTGTAATAATAACAACTAGTGTTGTTAGTAGTACAACCATGAACACATGGGGTAAGAACTATTATGGATCTCCAACAGTTACGTTTGATACACCTCAAAATTTATCAACAAACACTTATCCTGCAAGTACCTTACTTACATTGAATAACTATTATATTGTAGCGGCTACTGGAAGAATTTATAAATGTACTGTAGCAGGAACAACTAGTAGTACTATTCCGTCATTTGATGTGTTTAATACTACAACATTGACACAGACAAACGGAAGTGCTACATTGCAATATGTTGCTACCTTAGCAAGTGCAACTGGCAACTATAGTAACGGTTCAATTACATCTCTAACTATAACAAATACTGGATATGGTTATACTAGTATTCCAAATATTAGTGTTATAGATCCAAGTGCATTGTATTTGGCTATGAGTACCACAGCATCAACTGGTACTTATTTTGCTTATAACATTGTGTCTACTTTAGGATCATCATGGACTGCACTTGGAGGCACAGCTTATATTTCTGTACTAAACTTGTATGGTTTAGCTTACGGCAATGGTGTTTATGTAGCAGTTGGTGGCGCAAGCGGAACAGCAACTGCCGCATCTACAGGAACACCGACATCTTCAGGTAATTGGACAGCAAGAACTCTAACGGCATTGAGTGCAGGATACTATTCGGCTGTGGCCTTTGGTTCTGGTGGAAATGCTAGCGGAACATTTATTGCTATCAACTATGGTGGAAATATTACTAGTGTATCTAACAATGGTACTACTTGGACTGCGGGTGGCACTTTACCGACTACACAAAACTGGATAAGTGTTTCATACGGTAATAACAGATTTATTGCTCTAGCATCAAACGGAGCGGTGGCTTATAGTGTAAACTATGGTACATCGTGGACTGCAAGCCCAACATGTTCAGGCACTACAACAAGCATATTAAGTTCAACCTATACTTGGACTAAGATTGGCTACGGTCAAGGATTATTCTTTGCAGTAGCACAAAGTACAGTAGCGGCAACCAGCCCAGATGGCATTACTTGGACAGTACGTACAATGCCTGGATCTGCTACCAACTGGAGTGCAGTTGCATTTGGAAATCCAAGTAATCAGACTAGCAACGTAATCGGCGCTCAGCCAATTTGGGTTGCAGTAAGTAGCACAACTGGAACTGTAGCCGCAAGTATGCGAATTGGCCCACAACCACTCGGCCGTATGAAAGTAGTTAGCAATGCAATTACAGAAATACGAGTAATTGAACCAGGAAGCGGATTTGCTAAAGGTAACATCAGTGCAACAACCGCAAGCACAAACGTAATTACATCCGATGACATTACAGGCCTAAGCACAAGTATTGCTAATAATCAACCAATAGAATTTAATACAGTAAGTAGTGGCGGTTTAACAACTAATACAACCTACTATGTAATTGGTTCAAGTGTGACCACAACAGTGGCACCAGCAGGAACTTTCCAAGTTACTGCTACAGCAGGCAGTGTTACTCCAGTAGCATTAACAACTACAAGTCCTGTAGGTATGATTTATACTGCCGGCCCAATTGTTACACAACTTGATCCTAATAAAGTCAATACTGCGCCAACTCGTGTACGTACAAGCGACGGTGTGTTAGCAAATCCTAGTTTCCAAAATAGAGGATTGAATAATACTACCGCTACAGCAAGTACATTTGGCGACGGCTATGCTGATTTATATCAGAATAGTGCTTATATAAACGTTAGTGGAATTTATGGCATACCAACAGCCGGCGCAAACGTTCAATTTGCAACAATCACTGGAAGTGCCCAATGGTACAAGTTAGTGCAGGTAACAAATATTTTAGGAATATCCGGCAATTATACTGCAACATTCCAAATTAATCCCGCATTAACTACACTACTTGCACCGCCTAATGGTACACTAATCACTACAAGATTGAAATATAGTCAAGTTCGTTTAACCGGTCATGACTTCTTGTATATTGGTTCAGGTAATCAGACACAAACTAACTATCCCAATGTAACTTCGGCTAATGCTATCCAAGCTAACCAATCTTATCCAAACGGTGGTGGCCGTGTGTTCTTTACAAGTACTGACCAAGACGGTAACTTCAACGTTGGTAACTTGTTTGGAGTTCAACAGTCAACTGGTACTGCTACATTAAACGCTAGTGCGTTTGCTCTAAGCGGATTGCAGAGTTTGACATTGGGTAATTTAAGTGTTGGTACAGGATCTGCAACTATTACTAGTTTCAGTACGGATCCGTACTTTACAGCTAACAGCGATAACGTTGTACCAACACAAAAAGCTATTAAATCGTACATTACAGCACAAATTGGTGGTGGATCAAGTAGTTTGAACGTAAATACACTAACAGCTGGGCAAATTCAAATTGCCAACAATACGATAAGTAATACGACAGGAAATCAAATCTATGTAACAAGTAAAATGACGTTTACCGGTGGTGTCGATGGCGCACCGATAGCACTTTTATTCTTTGGACAGAAATAAACATAAAATTGGAGAAATAATATGGCAGCAGGATCAGGAATTAAATTTACACAAGCTCAAACAGCGGCTAACATTGCAACGTTAAACCCAGTATACTATACAGTACCAACAGGTTATTATGGAGTATATAATATTTCATTCACCAATACTAGTAGTGCGGCACAGACTATTAGATTGTATATTGGTACAAGTACAAACTCGGCCCCGCAAGCAAGCGAATGTCTAGAATACCAAACAACTATTGCTCCGTACGGTGTATTTGAACGTACAGGTATTGTTGTTGATGCTGGCAAAAACTTTATTGTAGGCAGTTCTGGGGGCGCAGGCGGTGTAGGTACACCTACGGGTGCTGTTAACTTAAACATCTACGGCATTGAAACATCTACATCATAATTTTAAGAGAGACAACAAATGGGACGTTATAATAGTGTAATATCATCAGCGAGTATTTCAGCAGGAACTACTCTGTTAACACCTGGACAAGGTGTGTTTAGCGAAATCACTGCTGGAGGTGTTGCCGTACAACTTCCTAATCCTGCGTTGTATAACGGTGGCAATATCGTATTTTACAATAGTAGTGGCTCAACCTCTACGTTACAGACTACTGCTAATGGTGGTAGTATTCAAGGCCCTGGATTAACTACGGCTACTACCCAAAACATCTCAGCTAATTCTACATCAATTCTATATTCAGATGGACAAAACTGGACACAAATAGCCGCAGGTGGCGGACCAGTTGCGGCCAGTACACTAACCGCAACTTCAACAGTTAACTTAACTCCAGCAGGTGCAGTAGTTACGATTAGTCCAACCGCATCTGGAGGCCAGGTAGTTATTGCTAGTCCAACCGCAGGTACTACTGGTACAATAGACAATATGAATATTGGTGCTACTACTCGCGGCACCGGCGCATTTACTACATTAAATGCTAACAGTACAGTTACTCTAAGTCCAGCAAATACTAGTGTAACAATTAGTCCAAGCGGAACTGGTACACTAGTCGTAGCACCTGCAGGAACAACTAATACCATTGACAACGTGATAATAGGAAATACCACACGTGCCGCTGGATATTTTACAACTTTACAATCAAATGCCGCAACAGCATTCACAAGAAATACACAGGGTACTACAGCAACAGATTCATCTAATACATTGTTAGTTAGCGGTGGCTTGGGTGTCAGCGGTACAATATACACCGTTGGATTTGTTGAAACTTCAAGTATTACATTTAAAGAAAATATCAATCCTATTGCAGGGGCATTAGATGCAATACTACAATTAACTGGTGTAACTTACGATCGTAAAGATACTAAAAAACACGAAGCTGGTTTAATTGCTGAAGAAGTTTATAAACATGCTCCAGATTTAGTAGCACTGGATGAAAAAGGTAAACCTTACGGTATTCATTATACAAAAGTAAGTGTGTATTTGATCGAGTGTATTAAAACTTTACAAGCAGAAATCAACGAACTAAAAGGCAAAAAAAGTAAAAAAGGTAAGAATTAATGGCAACGTTTAAGAATACTTTAATTCAACAAACTAGTGCATCTGCACTGGTTAACGGTAATACTGGTCAGCGAAGTACTGGCAACTTAGGTGCTGCCGCAAATGGCGGTTTGCGTTATAACACCGATTATAATAACTTTGAATTTTACTCTAATGCCACTTACTGGCCACCTTCTGGTGGACAAACTGGAACCTCAACTCCCGGTTCCAGTTCTACATCGCAGTGGTATAATCCAATACAACGTCCTCAATTATTTCCACAAGGGCCTGCGCAAACACATACACCTACAAATTATGCCGCGGGTGTTGGGCAAAGTAGCGGAAATCCTGCGGCTAGCGCATTAGAAATTAAAGCCTATAATCCTGGTGCAGGCGACGGAGTTTACTGGATTAATGTTCCAGGACTTGGAGCAACACAGGTATATTGTCTAATGAATCAAGCGGCTGCTGGCGGTGGATGGATGATGGCTATGAAAATGACTCGTGGTAGTACTTTTACCTACGGGTCAAGCTACTGGACTAGTAATAACGTATTAAATGATAATAGCAGTTATTGGAATCAAAATGACGGAGATGCAAAATTTAACTTGTACAACTATTATCTAGCTAAAGATATTATGGCGGTATTTCCAGACTTAAGCAATGGCGGAAGTATTCCAGGTTACGGTCAGTACGCATGGGTAGAAAATAATTTCAACAATGCATCAACTGTTGGTCCCACATACGGATCCGGTCAAGGTACTGGAACTACGGATCAGCCTGGATTAAGCCCAGGATGGGCAACACCCGGTGGTTCTCGTATTACATTATTACAACATTTTAATCAAAAAACTAGATACTATCTTCAAGATGCTGAAAATTTTATTGGAGGTCCTGCTTACGGACAGTGGTCTAGTCAAGCTGACATACACTTTTACGGATTTAATTGGCAGGACAACCTTAACACTCGTTGGGGATTTGGCTACAACGAAAACGGTGGCGGCTCGTTCCCAAACGGCGCGAACGGTTCAGACGATATCAGTGCAGGTATTGGGACCCCTTATTACTCAGCAGGCGACCAAATCAACTGTTGTCAAAACCGCAATGGTGTAAATCGCTCAGTGAGATGTATAATCTATGTCAGATAACCAACTATTTTTTACAGATGCAAATGGTGATGTTTTTAAACAAACAGACGAACCGCACGGCTTATTTTATACAGATGAAAAAGGTAATCTTTTTAGAAAGGCTGTTGACGGATTAATGGTGCCAATGCGCCCGCCTCGTACTAGCTTAGAAAAATATATCGAACATGCTGAAAAATTTATAGGGCATGACGATACTGATGTAGATGAATATGCACAGTTATTGGCTAAAAATACACAAGATTTACACGATGGTGTAATTACCCTTGAAGAATATGTAGCTAATACACCATATCCTCCAGTCGAAGACGATCACGAATCACTACATCCGCATAGAATGATGTTGCACATGCGAAAAATGATTGAAGATCGTCATCCTTTGGAATATGCAGGTCAAAATAACACAGATGATACAAAATAAAGAAAACGGAGTTAGATAATGGCAACAGTACAATCACTTACGATTAACGATACAGGTTATATTCAGTTACCTTCGGGAACAACAGCACAACGCCCCGGCTCGCCCTCAACTGGCATGATTAGATATAATACAGACGTTGCTAGATTAGAGCAATATAACGGATCAGCTTGGCAACCATTTCCTTTACAAAAAACAATTTTTACCTATAACGGCGGCGATCAGACATTTACTGTACCAACTGGCGTAACTACCATTTATGTAAAAGTCTGGGGAGCAGGCGGTGGTGGCGGTAATATCAGTGGCTGGTCAGGCGGTGGATCAGGCGGCGGCGGCGGATTTTCAAGTGGTACTATTAGTACCAACGGTGGTACTAACTATACTATCGTAGTCGGCGGCGGCGGAAATACCCAAAGTTCATCACGCACTTATGGCGGAGGAGGCCAAGCTGCCAATGGATGGGGCCCAGGTTCAGGTGGCGGCCAGTCAGGAATTTATGTATATTCTGGAGGCACAGTATTCAGCGGCGGAACCTTTAACGGCTCGACGGGTAATGCCATTTTAATTGCAGGTGGTGGTGGAGGCGGAGGCGCAAATCGTAATCCAGGATCAACACGTGGTGGCGCTGGCGGTGGGTCTTGTGGTCAGAACGGTTCAGCAAACTACGGTAACGACTGGGGTAACGGTGGAACACAAACTACTGGTGGTACTGGTAACGGTGGTACTGGCGGCGCAATGTCTGGATCTAACTGCAACGTTTCATATGGTGCAGGCGGTGGCGGTGGTTGGTATGGCGGCGGTGCAGGCTATTACACTGAACCCTTAGATATGGGTGGCGGTGGTGGCGGCTCTGGATATATTAACGGAACTTACGTTACTAACGGACAAACGATTCAAGGTTCAGGACAAGCGCCCGGCGGTGAAGCTGATATCGATCGAGCAGCCGCTGGACAAGGCGGAAATGACGTTAATCAGGGCAGTGTTACCAATGGATCTCCGGGACGTGTTGTAATTTATTATTAAATTACTTAAAATTAGGACCGCAAATCCAACCAACAAGGGCGTGACGAACGCCCTTTGTTACGGGCTTAACTTCATGCAATGTGTACGAAGGAAAAACAGTCATTGCTCCTTTTTTCCTAGCAACAAGATGCGGTTTACTACTAGAATACAATAGAACATCTCCTCCTTCATAACTCTCTTCGTCATCAAGCTGAATAGTAAAACTTAATTTTCTAGCACGTGGACTTTTATAAGACATGTCTATATGCGATGCATAAAAATCTCCAAGATTATATTTGGTAAACTGTAGATTTTGAACATAATCTAAATCATATTTAAAAAATCGATTGTTTGCCATGTGTACATGATCTACTATTTTTTCAAAAATCCAATATATTTCTGATATGTCACTGCGAATCCAAGATAAGTTACATTCTCTAATTTTAGAGTCAATATTATGTCCTTCACCTTCTGCTTCTCCTGTTCCTACTCTAGGCGTATCTGGAGTAGAAAATTCTGGATTATTACCGATTTCAATTATTTTTTCAATTTCTTCTTCTGAAAAAACATTATACATATAGCAAAAGTTTTCTACAATCGAATTTTCTAACCACCAATGATAAACCATATGTTCTCCTTTTTAATATTTAATGATAAAATTTTTGATGATATATAGATCTGACATAAGTACTGCATGATTAATGATATTGTTGTTATAGATGATGCAATAAGTAAAAACTATCAAGATGCTATTGAAGCTCGTATCATGCACGATCCAGCGTTCCCTTGGTATTTTGTTTCTAGTATCAGTAAAAAATCAAAAGACTATTCTCAGTTAGAAGGAGATACTTTTGGTTTTTCTCATCAGTTTTGCAATAGAAACGGCAGTATTAGCAAAATTACAGATTTTTTATTGCCGTTAGCTTATGAAGCATGTGCGCATATTTCTTTTGTTCCTAATAAATTTTATTATGGTCGAGCGTTTATGACTTTACCTGCGCATAATACGAGAAACTTATTACATGTAGACTTACTAGATCCGCATATTTCTGTCTTATATTATATTCACGATTCCACAGGAAATACTGTATTTGTTGATAAAACTATCAACGACTACGATCAGGACACTATAAATACTATAGATAACCTGCCAATACGAAAAGAAGTAACTCCAAAAAAAGGTAGAGTTGTTATTTTTGATGGAAGATTCTACCACGCAAGTTCAAATCCAGATGTTGGAAGAAGATGCATAATAAATTTTAATATAGGGTAACAATGCAAATAAATCATTGGAACAACACAACCAAAGATGCAAAGCAATATAGTATGCATCAATGGTTTCCTACTTCGATATATGTATCCGAAGATGTGATTTCTGTTGACCAAAATCAAGACATTGTTGATCGATGTCTTGATATTGAACAAAAAATCCCCAAGGGCGGAAGTGGCTGGTTATGTAATACATACAACACCCTCGGAACATTAAATTTGTTATCCGATAACAGTTTTAATTTATTAATAAAATCAGTTGAAAAACATGTAAATGAATATGCTACTTGTCTAGGATCTGAACATCAATATAAATGTCAAGATGCGTGGGCAAATATTTCTTACAAATACTCTTATCAAGAATACCACGCACATGCGGCTTGCACAATCAGCGCAGTGTATTACGCTAGTATGCCAGAGGGCTCTAGTGGAATTTATTTTCAAAGCCCTCTAGAACCAGATATGATGCCGCTTAATAACGTTTCATCTGAAAATCCTAACAGTTTCCAGTATTGTTCATACAATCCAAAACCAGGAACACTGATAATTTTTAGATCATATCTCAAACATATGGTACCTATGTGCCAAAATACAGATCCGCGAATCACTATCGCACTAAACTTTTAAGGAGTAAAACATGATTTTACAATTAGGTGATTATAAATTATTCAAAACGCAAGTAGTAAACGATACTATAAAACAACGAATACTAACCGACATATCAAACAAATTCTCATCGACATTTGCAAACCCAATTTCTGGTTTTGATTTGAAAAGTACGGTTGAATTATATTCTGAAATTATAGAGCAACTAAAATCAGAATTAGGAATTTCGGGAACAATCGAGCCTCATCAAGCATGGGTTAATAACTATAAGCCTGGGGAATGGATTGACACACATAACCATAACATTGAAACTTCTGGACACGGGTTTACTGCTATACATTATATTCGATATACACTGGATCACAATCCAACATATTTTATTGTCGATGATAGCGGGGATCAACCTACAGTTGAAGTCCAAGAAAATGATATTTTGATTTATCCAAGAGAAATTCCACACGGTACAGTTGGTACCCCTGAAGCTAAAGATAACCGAATTACTTTAGTTTTTGATTTTTCTATAGTATAATTCATTAATGAATATAATTATTGTTGGCGGAGGTACCGCCGGTTGGATCACCGCTTTTTTACTTTCTAAAAAATGCAGGAATCATAAGATTACTGTTATAGAATCTAGCAGTATTCCTATCATTGGCGTAGGCGAAGGTGTGACTGGAAAACTCACAGACATGTTTGAAGATCCTTTTTTAGGACTTGACGAATTTGAATTTATCCAGGAAACTTGGTCTCTTCCTAAGTACGGAATCAAATTCACTAATTGGACCGGCAACGGCTCCAGTTTTTATTCCCCGATAGAAGGATCTGCAACAGAAAGTTTAAATTTTGATGTATTTCTTTACAATGCTATTCATAAGAATATCGATATTGGCTTGGCCAGTTTTAGCGGACATTTTTATAAAGATAATAAACTACCGTGGCAAGTATTAGATGGTAAATTAAAGTGGACAGGCGGCAAAGCCTACCACATGGATGCCTATAAGGTTGGTGAGTTTTTTAAGAAACGTGCTGTTGGGGTAAATTGCATCGATGCTAAAATTGTAGATGTGTCAGTAACAAACGACGAAATAACATCGGTCGTACTAGATAATAATACAATAGTAGACGGTGATTTTTTTATAGATTGTTCCGGTTTTTCTAAAGTGCTAATGAGTAAGCTAGAAGGTTACAATTGGATTGATGAAAGTGAAAAATTACCAGTTAATAAAGCATTAATCTTTAAACCTAAAAAAGAAAAAAATCCTAAATATCCATATACTCATGCTATTGCCAATGATGCAGGCTGGACTTTTGAAATTCCTACTCGAAATAAAGTAGGTAGGGGTTATATTCATAGCGATCAATTTATTACCAAAGATGCACTGTCTCAAGAAATAGAAAAAAATTACGGCGAGTTTGAAGAAATAAAGACTATATCATTTAGTGCAGGTCGTTGTAGTAGTGCATGGATTAGCAATTGTTTGAGTCTCGGTCTTTCTAGTAATTTTCTAGAACCGTTGCAAGCTACTAGTTTGCATGTGTCAATTACGCAAATAGAAAAATTTATCATAGATTGTCTGATGCCTACCAAAGCAGAAACTATTAATAGTACTGTAATGAAAAAATATAATGAATTTTTTAATATATTAAGTAACGAACTAGTAGATTTTGTTCAAGCTACATATATGGGCGGCAGAATCGATACTGATTTTTGGAAACATATGACCTATGATTCTAAAAAATCTGATAGATTAATTAATATTTTAAATTTAGCAAAACATAGGTTAATTAGATCCAGTGATTTTAATAGTTATAATGGATATGCCGGGCAAGCTATATGGAACTATACTTTAGCTGGCCTAGGGTATTTTAAATCAGATATAATTGAAAAAGTTTTAGCTAATAATAATATTAATTTAGGCGAAGTCGATGTAGGCTGGCAAGAGTTTCATCAAACAATGAAATCTAATTTAAATATTGCATTAACTGTTGACCAATTGAATGATATTCTATTGCAGGGACAAGATTTAAAATTATCAAAGATTAACATCTAATGCAACCTGTACAGTTTTTAGTTGATAAATTTATAGTTGTTAAAGGTTTTATAGATCCGCCAGTTGCAAAATTCCTTTACGAGTATTTAAAATTTTCAACACAGGTATTAGTTGCTAGCGGTGATCAGTTAGCAATAGAGGGTGATGTATTAGTTTCAGGCTGTTTGGGTGCAAGATCGCACGATCAAGTGTTTGATACATTATTAAAAACTAGTAAATCCAAAATAGAAAAATTAATAGGTCTTGAATTATTTCCAACATATACCTATGCAAGACTATATAAAACCGGCAACGAAATGAAACCGCATCGAGATCGCCCAAGTTGCGAAATTAGCGTAACTTTAAAATTATCGGATACTGGAAATTATAATTGGCCAATTTTCATGAACGGGCAAGAAATAAAATTAAATGATGGAGATGCTATAATATATAAAGGTTGCGAACTAGAGCATTGGCGCAACTATTGTGTACATCCTAATTATTATTTAGGACAGATGTTTATGCACTATGTTGATAAGAACGGATCAAATGTTGAATACAAATATGATAAACACTACCATAGATCAATAATTTATGAAAGAGATATAACACATGACTGATTTTTATAATTTTAAGAATTGCAAATCAGATATACAAAGTATCGTACATGTAATAAATTTGCTTGGAACTGATCTTGTTGGGGCGGAGATTGGTGTTTTTAAGGCAGAAAGTTTTTGTACAATACTACAAAACTGTCCTAATATTAAAACACTATACGGAATTGATTCTTACAAACCTTATACAGATTATTTAAAAGAACCATACGACGGCACTCCGGCATATACAATTACACAAAAAGAAATTGATTATATAAAACTAACAGCACATCATAATATACAATGGAGTGGATTTGTTGAAAAAGCTATATTATTTGAAAAAGATAGTAGTCTAGCCCTAAAACACTTTCAAGATAGTAGTTTAGATTTCATATTTTTAGATACATGTATGACTTACGAACAAGCAAAGAAAGATATTGAAGAATGGTTTCCAAAAGTCAAACCAGGAAAATTAGTAGCAGGGCATGATTGGGATAGTAGTGCGGTACAACGTGCAGTTAAAGAATATAGAAAAGAAAATAACATAACATCATCTATAAGTACATTTGATAATACTTGGTGTTGGATTAAAAATGAAGCATAAAAAATTAGAAATTAAACATACAAATTTTATTGGTTCTTACTTTATAGAAGACCTTACAGTATGTGACGAACTAATTGAATATTTCAAAGATCATCCTGATAAACAAGTCAAAGGCTCTACAGGTAATATTGATGGACGAGAACTTGTAATTAATAAGGGAATTAAAGATTCAACAGAAATATATTTTAAAACAGACAATACTGATGCAGTATGGTTGAAATATCAAGATCAACTTGCTGATTGTGTAAATGAATATAAAAAACAATTTCCAAGATGTGAAGACACTGCAAAATGGGGAATTATTGAATGGACAAATTTACAACATTATGCGCCTGGTGGTGGCTATAAATCTTGGCATTCTGAAAGAATTTGTGCAAGCGGGCTACTTGGTACACGCCATTTGGTATTCATGACTTACCTAAACGATGTTACGGATCAAGGCGAAACTGAGTTTTATCATCAAAATATAAAAGTCAAACCTGAAAAAGGGCTTACACTAATATGGCCGGCAGACTGGACACATTATCATAGGGGAATACCATCGCCTGCACAAGAAAAATATATTATTACCGGTTGGTTTAACTTTTTAGAATAGTTATAATTCTAAATAACTTTCTTTACGACCAAATATTCCATTGGCAAAATAATTAAATGCAACTGAATACCTAGAATTTGTTGATTGATTTGGGCTAACCGCATGTATAACTAGTGAAGGCATTAGAATAATCATATCCTCTTCTGGTTGTATACTGTACGAACCAGAATTGATAGTTGTATATTCTGTAAACTCTGGGCAAAGAGTTGATGTAAAAATATTATCATAGTTACGATTTATATTAAAACTACCAAAGTTTGTATCGCTATTTAAATAAAAACACCCACTAATCAAAGAATTTGTATGTGCATGAGGATTAGCATAGCTACCTTGCGGCATACATACTCCCCAACTATTTGTCATATAAAATTTCTGGTTAGGGTTAACCTGTAAATAATCTCTCACATAATGTTCAACATGAGCATCAATTTCTTCTTGTAAAATTTTATATGCTGGTTCACTAAGTAATTGTTGATTACTAGTATACGTAGCTGTTCCTGAATACATAACTTCGTATTTTTCAGTTACAATTAATTCTTTTAGTTCTTTAGTTATTGATTCAAGTTTAGATATATAAACAGGCGTTGGGTATAACTGTAATAAGTTTGATTTAGCCTTGTCCATTTATATCTCCCCGCACATCGATCACACGGTCTAATGGAAATTTAACCCAGTCGGGGTTTTCAAATTTAGCAAAAAATACGTAGGTTAATCTTGAATTATCAGGCGTAGTTCCAAAATATTTATTGGCTTGATGGAATTCGCTAGTACTGTAAACTACTAATCTATTGTAAATATTACCGACCTCAGCAGTTTTTTCAAATGTAGAATTATAAAGATCTCGCATTTCTCTGTACTTGTTAGTATCTATTTCTACTCCTTGATAGAATTTTTTCTTTAACTCTAATAATTCGTCAGGATTAATTTTAGTCACATCAACACTTGGATTTATTCTATGGATAGAAGTGCCAGCATCCAACGGTGCTTCGGGATTCAAATATATTACGCCTGCTATATCCCAGTTTTCAACACTTAGATCATTATGTACCAATCCTATTTCGTAGTTTCCAGGAATTAGCTGAAAACAGGATTCAATATCCCATCCAAATTCGTGGATTCTTAAGTCAACAAATAAAGAAAATATCTGACTTGCAATTTGTTTAGATAGGTCTGCGTTAATTTTTTCTAAAAATTTTGATCGGGTGCCCGGCCATTTACCATCCCCCTTTGCATAGTCTAATTCTAATGCATATTTCCTAATATCATCCGGGTTCTTAAGAAAATTATCAACTATAGTTACTGGAATTTTACTCATATTTTTCCTTATTTTACCATTTTTCTTTTGGGCAGTGAAACATAACTAACCATGTTTTTAATGGCATAAAACATCCGCATTCTTTACAAACTTTAAGTGCATTTAAATGTTCACAAGATTTGCAAATTCGCATACGTTCAGCTTTAACATCGTCTGCGGTTCTAAAACCTGGCCGCTTAGGTCTGTGTTCAAAATCTTCCATAATTATATATCAAATAAAAAATTACCGCTAACCGAAACTCTATACTCATCACTAGTATAAAACGGATACACGCAATGCCGCATACTAGCTGGAAATATAATAATCTTACCATTAAATGTACGATCAGCAGGTATGTCTTCTGTTTGGATTTCTCCTAAACTATTAATAAACACTAAACTAAAATGTCCGGGAATATTGTTATTAGAATTAAGTCCACTTGGACGAGACATCTCGTCTTTAATAGCATACGGGATATTAATCCATATGACAAAACTTAATACTCCCGAATGATTATGTAGGGGATTAAATTCGTGTTTTCTTTGAAAATTAACCCAAAGTTTATCTAACACAATACGATGACTATTTTTGAATAATTTAAAACCTTTCATGTAATTAAAATTAGAATTGAATTCTGTAACTAACGGCATAAGCAAATCTTGAACATGTGCATGACACTTTGTTAGCTCGTATTCATGCTCGAGATTACCAGCTAGTTTGTTATTAAATGGAGTTGCATTACTCCAATCTTTTTTAATTTCATTTATTTCGTTTTTAATAGGGGCAAGTTCTTCTTCGTTAAATTGAGAACGTATTGTGCCTACATTATTAAAAAATTCTGTAAAATATTCCATGATTAAATTAAATCTACTAGATCAAATACTGTTTGCAATTTTGTACGAATAGTTTTTGAACTAAAACTATTCCGTAGACCCTGGTGTAATGGTTTAGGAGCACGATCCATAGTTGCCCACGACCAACCTTGATGTTCGTCACTTAGGACAGGTACAAATTCTGAATCAATTACACACAAGTAGGTGTGAAAATTAAACACACGATCGTTGCTGACAAAAGTTTCTAAAGGAATAGTTTTGATTATTTTAGGATGACTGCCAATTTCTTCGGAAATTTCACGCTGTAGTCCCTGCCACGGAGTCTCACCGATAATATTAGTGCCGCCAACTAATCCCCAAGTCCCTTCATGTTTTCCATCAGATTTTTGTAAGAGCAAAAATCGTCGTGTAGATTTAGCATAAAATAATGCACCACTACATACTATTTGATCTTTTGTATCAGTTATCATCGCAAGGTATTTATGAATAGATTTTTCTCTTGCAAATATTTCTTAAGAAATATTCAAATTGATTTTATTTTTATGTTTGATTTGCAACGTAGTTAAAATTAATAATTACTCGTCTAGAGGTACTAATAGGAGTAGTTCCTGAATGATATTGCAACCCATCAAAAATCAATAATCTATTTGCTTTTGGTTCAACCGTTTCTTTTATGGTAAATTGATCATTGAATGTATTTTTAGCATATTCAAATGGATGCAATTCAGATGCCCGATCATAACGTTCATTATAAACTATTGTATTACCGTCTGAATCGTTCATATACAATAATCCAGTCCAGTGGGGAAATACTTGATCAACATGCGCTTGTTGAACATAGTGGTTATCAGCAATAGTGTTTAATTTAATTCTTATTTGTATTACATTGCTTAAATCATGCCCAGTTTTTGTTATAACATCTGTTATTAATGGAAATACAAAGTTGTAGCTTGAGGATTTTTTTCCAAAATTTGATAAAATTCCATGAGACCACCCATAAGAAAAAGGGCTAGAAGGTTCGGTATTTTCATCTACTTTTGCACCATAAAACCAAGGAAATTCTCTAGAAAAAATTTCTTTTTGTAAAGATTGAAAAACTTTATCAGGTAATACGTTATCAATAATCATCTTATAAAATAAATGTTAAAAGAAATACTAATACGATTTTCATTACTTGTATTTTGAAAAACGCCGTGGCTTAGCCACCCTGGGAATAAAATAAGTTTACCCACTTCTGGTTTATAAAATACTCTAGATGATTTATTAAAAACAAATGAAGATTTTAGTTGTGCGACCGGAGAATCAAAATAGAGATCACCGTCGTCTCCGTTAGTTTTATAGTAATAAACTCCCGATAAATCGGCTGCTCCGTGATCGTGTGTATGAGCAGACTGACCTGGACAAGTCAAAGTCATCCAAGCTGAATCAATTTTATAACTGCTATATTTTTTATCAACGTATTGAAAAACGTGGTATTTCAATTCTTCTTGAAATGCTATTAACTTATACTCATCGAGTAGATTTTTTGAAAAAGTTGGATCGCTTATAAAATGGGTATCAATTGACCATTCATCTTTTTTTTGGAATTTTATATCCGAAAATACATTATCAAAATCTTGCTGTATCTTATCAATCACAGTCTTGTCTATAAATGCATGATATATTGGTGTTGGCCACCAATATTCAGTTGACGTATTTACAGTTCTATTCTCCATAATCCTTGATCGTACTCACCTTCAAAACTCTTAGTCCATGTGACACCGTTCCACATGTACTGAACACTAGTGTATGTATTCGTTTGCCATACCATAGTGTCAGGAAACTGGCTTGAATTAAAAACT